AAATAGTAGTTGCTCCACTTGAACCTATGCTTACTGAACCGCCAGTTGTATTTAATTTTAATTCGGCAGCTGCTGCGCTACCATCCCTTGCCTGTAATTTGTCTACACCAATTCCAAGATTGGCTGCTCCATCTGCTCCTGCTTGTATTATACCCGTACCGTCGGCAGCGGTAGGGACAGAACCAGATAAATTAACTTCTAATGGTACACTTGGGTTAGTTGCACCAATAGCTACCTTTGAAGCAAATTTAACTCCATTGGATTTATGCATAGTCATTCTAGCATCATCAGAACCACTCTCAGGACCTATTTGGAAATCATCATCTGTTTTTATATCACCAGAGTTTATTTTAAAACTTCCAACTAAATTTAATTTTTCCCAAGTAGAGTCATCAGTAAAGTTAGCATGACCAATTGAATATTTACCTGTTTTGTTTGCTCTAACATTACTATCTGAGGCATCATCGTCTTTTTTCGTCCATACATCAGATACATTAACAAAACTATTTATTTTATCAAAGACAGCATCTTTGCTTGGAGCTACATCTTCAACTCCGTTCCAAGAAGAAGCAAATGCAGTATTATCTACTTTCGCATCAGTCTTCTCTTTAATATATTGCTTAGAGATTAGCCTGTCGTCTAAGACTAAGGGCATACCCTTGCGTCGTTTGTTTCCCGCAAGTTTTTCGTTTTCTAAACCGTATTCTTTAACCATGTGCTGTCCTCATGTTTGGGTGCCTTTGTATATTGGTGGCACCCATACCAAAATGTTTAAACCAGTTGTACTGAACAGTTAGCTTTAATCGCCGATGACAATAACACCTGATTCAGGTCTGATAACTTTTAGTCCATATCTCATGGTCATGTAGCTACCTTGAATTCCGAATCCGGGGTTTGCTTCTTCGACGGTTAGTCCACGTCTTTCGACGTAAGCTACAGGCTTGACTGACATATCAAATACACCGAAACGGTTCTTTGGTATGTAATGATTCATAACAACGTTCAATCCGTAAAGTTGTCCAACAACTCCGCTTCCTGAAACATTGTTAACGTAATCCAATCCACCTTTTTGTGGGTCAGAGGACCCAAGGAAAGGTGCAGTGAAGTCTGCTAAGTTCAATAGAGTTTTGTAGTGTGAAGGGGAAATCATCAAAGTATCTGCTGTTCCACCTTTTGCATTAATCAACTCCATTGCAGCTGTAATATCTGCTAGACCAAGGTCACCAGTAGCATCAGAGTCACTGTCTTGCGCTACGAAGTAGTGTGAACCAGTGTTTGGACCGAGAGCGGCCAAATCTGCTGCACTATACTCACCGTAGTCATAAATCCTTACTGCATCTCCACCTGTGGTTGGGGTAGACCCGTAGAAACCACCGTGTGAAGCGTTTGCGAAAGTTGTTATGTTTGCTTCAGTTGTACTTGCTGTTATTGCTGCACCGTTGTATCCAGTACCGTATTCTGCTTTATATAAACCGAATACTGTGTAGATAAAATGCTGTGTTACGTGACGCTCGACGGCTCTTCTAGCTTCATTCAAAGCCATTTCCATTTCTGAAAATCTTGAGTCTTCAAGCATACGTCGGGTGACACCTACTGCCAATCCCCACTCTTTCACTGAGATTCTTTCGTTTCTCAAGTCAGTGTGTTGATAGGATGGAGTGTCTCCTTCTTCTATCTGTTCTAGCGCCATGCTAGGTTTTGCGAATGTAATATCTACATCGCCTCCAGTCTCTGTCGTAAATCGCTCTGCGAACTGTGCGATTACAGGCATACTCGTAACTTTATAGTCTTGAATAGCGTCTTTGTAATCAACAAGTACTCGGTTTGCGGTTGACGTGAGATTGGAACTCATTAGTCCTTCTTTTGCTGTAACCATTTTTTCACCTTATACCTATAGTAATAGAGCCTTTACGAAATCTGTGTGGGTAGCGCTTTTTGCTTCTAGAGCAATAGCGAACCTTTGGTCTGCTGTTGTACAAGCTTTGGCTAATCCTGCTGCACTGTGACCTAATGCGTCTGCTGCGGCTATAGTTCCTGTTGCTTTCAAGAAAACAACGGCTCCTTTACCGGTTATAACAGATGCTGGGTCTCCGCTTGTAGCATCGACGAAAAGTACCCCTACTGCCGCGTTCAAATATGAAGGTAAGTCTTCAGCTGCTGCTACGATGTTTCCGCTACTGTTGAACTCAACAATAGTTCCTGCATCTAAATCAGCTCCTGCGTTTCCTAACTTCATGATTCGGCATGGTGCACCACCATCATTTACTAATATGTTTATTCCTGCTGCCATATTTCATCACTTATTCCTTTTCTTCTCCTTTGAAGACGATGCGTCCGTCCTCCATCGCAAACATGCGTGGAGTTTCTTCTGCTTCTACCTCAACGGGTTGTTCTTCATCACTGTGGGCTTTACCCTTTCCAAAAGTACGTTCTGCCTCTTCTGGTACTGGCATAGACTCCATAGCGATAGAGAAACCTTCTAGCTTAACCTCATCCCAAGACGTGAGCTCCGAAACACGTGCTTCTTTGGTTTCGTCATTAAGACTACCCAAAAGAGCTTCCTTCTCTATGATTGTATTGACGAAGTTGGACCTTCTTGCTTCTGCTTCTGCTTCTGCAATCTTTGCCTTCTCTTCCTCAAAGCTTGTAATCATAGCGAGGGCTTCTTCGTGTTTGGCGTTCAGCTCATCGTAGGAGGTCTTCATTTCTGTGAGTTGGTCTCTCATAGCTGCGAATTCACGCTCTACGATTGACTCTTCTCCAGAAACATCCTTATTTTCTACTGTTTCTTCAGCCATAGTTATTTCCTCGCTGTGTGTCCCGTGTGTTTCACAGGCACATGCTTCTTCTTCATGGCCACCACAGCCACAAGAAGATTCTGACTCCTCACCGAATTCACGGTGGTCATCACATTCCTTTCCGTCTTCAATTGTACATGCGTCACAAACGGGTGTGCGGGTTTCATTATCTATGAAACTCACCTCGATAGGACGTATATCCGTAGCAAACGGTTCACCTAGTACATCTATATCCTTGGAGAACCAATCGATACTTACATGCGTCATATCACCGTTATCTATCTTTTCTAGCACTTCATTAGCTTTTACTGCATTCTTATGAATGCGTGCGAGCATTTTAATCCCTTTCTTACCATCATCCATTTCAACTAACTCTGGGTTGATAGCCTTGCCGAGTAAATCGTCGTCAGTTCTCTGGTGATTATAATACACAGGTAGCTCTTCAAAAGCTTTTATATTTTGTTCGAGTATGGAGGGTTCTATAAAAACCTTCTGGTCGCCATCCTCGTCGTGGGGACCCGACGTGATAGCAACAACTGGATATTCTATAAAATCATCTCCAACAATTGCGTCTCCTAAACCTAGCGCAAAAGTACGCTGGGTTCCTTTCGTATCCCCGGCAAAAGAACGAATATTTCTATCAGTAAATACTCCTTCATCTACCCTCATGCGGCATATATTAGCCGCAGTCTCTTCGTAGTTTTTATCTCCACGCTTTTTTAGCGTAGGAGCTACTTCTATCAAACAACGCTCGTACACGTATTCATCGCTCATTCTTCTCTATCCCCCGTAGCATTAGCGGCTGGTTCGTTACCAGCGCGGTTCTCAGTCCTCTTGGACTCTTCTTTCTTATCTTGGTCTTTACCACCTGATATGTTTGCATTTTCTGCTGTTTCCATTTGTTCTACAATACCGTCGGGGTTTAGACCACGTTCCATTCTTACTTCCGAAGGCGAAAGTACTCCTTCTGAAAGGTATATCATGTCTGTCTTAGCCTTGAGGAAGGCGTCATCAACATTCATGTGTCGGAATCTAAATTTAGCTTCTCCAGATTCTAATTGAGGCATTAATTGTTGATTAATTGATGCTTCAACCATATTCTGAAGATGTCTAACGTAAGGTTCGAATATAGGACGTGCCTGTTCTGGCTTCTCCCACATCGTCATTGGTACTTTAAGTGCCATGTGCATTTTCTTTAGTAAATCATCAGTGTATTTACCATATTCAAAAGCTCTTTGTGTACCTTGTAATTCTTTGACTTGTATATCATTACCGTGAATTATATCTTCACCGGGTTCTAATCCGTTGAATGCTGATACAATTTCGTTAATTTTATCAGGACCATAAGGCATATCGGGGAGTCCAGCGCTAATATCAAACCTACTATTAGCGTATTTGTTGAGAGCAGCACCAATATCCCGTTCTGCATAATCTTTAAGGTCAACCAGATAAAGAATTGGATGGATGTCAGAAAGACCATAAGCGTAATCATCGAAGGGGTTATTTTTAAATTCAATAATCTCATTCTCTTCAAACCTCACAGAATCTTTATCAGCACCCAAATCTTGGTAATAATATTTAATTTGTCCGTTCTCATCTCTTTGTACAAACATATTTTGAGATGAACGTAATACTAAATTATCTCCAGTGTATTCTAAATAAGAAGTACCGAAGATTCTACCATTTCTTATCCAACTGTATAAAAGTGTTTCAATATTTATATCATCGAATAACTGGGTGATAGCCATTCTTTCTTCGTCATTATCGGTTACAATGTCGTATCCATCCTTAGATGCATATAGACAAGGTAAGTCTATTAGGGTTCTCACTATGGGGTCAGACAAATAAACGTTCATGTAGGTACGATAGTCTCCTACCTGCGGTTCCTTGCTTCCACCATTCCTCCCGAATGAGCTATCTTGCAATTGTATCCTTCGAATAACTCCAGAGCCGTAGCTTCTAGGGTCGTCCTTGTTAAAGTTTGGGTCGGTCCCAACAGTTGCGAAACTCCGCCTTTTAAAAGGCCAATAATCACTCAGAGCCATGGCTATCTTTTACCTTTAGACGGGGAGGGTATATAAAGCTTTCCCTAGATTCCACTCAAAGGACGCTTATTTATGGGTCTTCGGCCTCTACTTTTAGCAAAAATGGGTCCTGTAGGGGAGTATTTATTGTTTTCGGTAGACCTTCGCGAAGGACTATTTAAACTTACCGATGTGAAAGTTGATTCTGGCGGCAACATACCTAACGCTGCGTGTAATGCTATAACTGTACTATCACAATAATCGTCATGTTTTCCATCTGGTGCAGCTATCTTTTCTGTTTTTTGTGATGCATCCATAACATATTCTAAATCTATGTGTTCTTTTAGCCACTTATTGACTAATTTTGCTTGCTGTGGAGGTAATCCTGCTGGGTCGGGCACTTTAACTACTCCATTTTGTATATAGGACACCATATCTCTATATACTTGTGTTTTAGTACCTTTAGGTCCTCCTGTAAATATAAACGGTGTAAAATGTATCTGTGGTTTATTTTGTATGCAGGCCAATCTCATCTCTTGTTCA